GATAGTACCAATCCGCTTGACGCATTCATCAAGTGCACCAACCTTCCCACCAAAAGCACGCTCATCTAATTTAATCCCCGTTAAGTTATCAATGATGATATTAGAAATGCCCATAGCCTCAAACTCTAGGCAAGTTTGCTCTACCTTTTCCATCGAATAGTCACCCTCTAGGTCAGCTACAAACAGCTTACCTGTATCAGCTACATAATCAATGGCGGCGTTAGCCTCTTCCTCGGTGTAGTCGAACACCTCACGGTATCCATCTTCTTTCGGGTCGTTGGTTGGCGGTAACTCAATACGCTTATCAATCCACTTGCCGATAAAAGCACGGGACACCTTGACCATCGGGTCTTCTGTAGAAATGATGCCTACAGATTCACCGTGTTCTTCAATGAGGTGCTTAACTACTTCACGAAGGAACTCAGTCTTACCTACACCAGAGCCTGCGCCTACAATGATAAGTTGGTTCTTACGAATACCTAGCGTTACCTTGTTCAGCTTAGGCCAAGGCCATGATAGTCCTTGCTCTGGACGTGCAGCCTTGAGCTTATCCCTTTGAGAGGCGATAGATTTAATCTGGCTACCAAAGACTTCATCAGATGACTTGGCATTAAACCATGCATCAACAAACTCTTTGGCCTTGCCAGCCATCAATGCCTTGTTAGCATCTTTGCAACCAGAGGGGTATTCAAGGATATAGGATTTGCCAGGAAACAGGCGAGCCGCTTGCTGATTCTGCTTCTGCCCTACCTCATCTCCATCAAAACCCCATATAATCTTCTTGAATTGGGCGATATGCTCACGGTTTTGCACTATCTCTTCAAGACAAGACTCGCCTTTGTTGACAGACCATACATGGTATGGCTGGCCTTCCCACTTAGTACCCTTGGCAGAATCAAGGAGCATCTGCTGCGCTGCTAGTGCATCAAGTTCACCGCCTACAATAAGCAAGCAATCCTTTCGTCTCCCCTTGTCTAACACGTGAGACAAAGTGTTCATACCGAAAAGATCTTGCATACCAAAGAGTTTACCTAGGTGTCCGAACTTAAAATCCTTCGGCAACGTCCGGCATTTTGCTCCAACAAGCACACCCTTTTCATATCGTGGATAATAGTGACGGTTGACTCTTCCCTCTTCATCGTGTCCAACGCGCACATCGTACATTGCTGCGATGTCACCTCGAATGTGACGGGATACAAGGTTCTTACGCTTAAGCGTGAGGAACCATTCAACATCAAGTTTCCACTCTGCTTCTTGGTCTGCCCTTTCTTGCTCATTCATGACCTCCCAACGGTCTTTCATACGCATACCACCAAGAGCGATGGCGCGTAGCTTAGGGTCGCTTATCTTCCCTTCCTTCTCCATTTCTTTGAATTGAGAAGGTGTATATTTGATATTGCCAGTAATAGGTAACTCGGTTATCTCGATGCCACCCTCTGGCTTATGGTAATAAGGCTTCCCATTATCATGGAAGTGACCACGGTTACAGTAACCAGCGCCATCCTCAAATATCATAAGATGGTTGCCAGTAATATCATGTCCATTCTTTTGACAGGCAGGACACGGTACATTCTGAATAATAGCCATAACTTAGAACTCCCACGCAGCGCGTTTAGATGCACGGTCACGGACAGGTTTATTCAGCTTCTTGCCTTTCTTCTGCCCTTCTTCCATGTCAAAACGGTTAGCTTTACGGGCCATCTTTTCGAAGTTGCGCATGGTTAAATCTCCAAAGTAAGTTAGTCTTATCTATACTGTCCGGTAAATACGAAGTCTCACATGTGAGACAACCTAGATCTGCCCTTCCTCTAAGTAGTAATAAGAGGAAGGAAGAAGGTAATAGGTATTCCTAGATAACCTATATAGCCTTTAATACCTATTACTTCCTTTTATATCCTTTATCTTCCCTTTTCTTTCCCGTCTCCGACGGCTATCCTATAGTGTCCGGTAAATAAGTCTCACATGTGAGACACTTTATGTTAATGAAATGTTACCGGTAGTAGGTAAAAGAAAAGGCCACTCCCGAAGGAATGGCCTATTAATATTATGCGAAGCAATAGTCAGATACTAAGATTTCGTTAAGGTCAAACTCTCCTTGCTCTGGCACTTGGATTCCGGTGTCTACTAACCAGCGTTCTTCATGCTCATCTAACAGGCTTTGCAGGGCATTACGGCCTTGATACATCTTCACCATTTCTGCCCTTAGACTATCACGTAGATCGGCTGTACGGCCTGCGTGAGTACCGAAAGAATCATGGATGACTGCGATGGATGTAATGCCCTTGTCAACGAGGTCACATACAGTCAGGATGAGATGACTAGCATCATGCCCGTGAACAAAGTTAGGAGCAGCAGCGCCCATCATAGCCGTTTCATCCACTACATCAGTCTCAATCTGTAGACTCATCTTGATTTCACCCATCAAGCAAGTGGATACGCGTAGCATGTCGGTAGCCATTATCTTTTGTTGCAAGATGAAACCAGTAGGTAAGGTGTACTCTAACCCTTCGTTTCTTTTAGCTGCGAATCGTGCAAGCTGGCGAATCATTTTCATCGCCACTATAGGAGCTTTAACAACCTCAGAGATAGAAGGCCAAATTAAAGCAGTCATATAGTTGTAAGCTGCGCCCGGTGTCAGGTAATCTTTGCGGTCATTATCAAAAGGGTGAACAGGATTCGCCGTCCGCCCTTCTGCAATAGCTCGTTGGGCCTCTTTTTCTTCCAAATCAACGATATAATCAATCACTGACTCACGGCAGGTTAAGCGGGTGGAGCCGTAAGGCAAGGTCATTACCGGCTTTTTGGTTAAGCCGCGAGTGATACCTATCATATCCCATGCGCTAGCCATGCTACGCAGTTCTGCACCTGTAAGTGTGACGCTTCCAGATGTGAAAGTCTCTGCATCGTCTGCATTCATGTAGGCGTAATTCTTCTGGATAACAACCTGCGCAACCGCGCCATAAATATCTTGAGGGAAGTCAGAAGGCTTAAGGTTTACTGCTTTCGCACCTACTTCATCGCGTAACATCGCGCTATAGTGCTGGATACCAGAGCAACTACCGTCTTGATGGACGGGTAGGTGCGTCATGAATTGGTCTTGCGTGCCTTCATCCAGTGCATCCAGATAACGCGCATATTCAAAGCACCATGCAAGGAAGCCGTAAGGGGAATCAGCATTTACCCATTGAGTGAAGGTCAGCGGATCGGCTGCAATGTCGCGGCACATGTCTTGAAATTCGCCATCCAGCACGTTAGAGGTGCGCACGTCAAAAGTTTTCTTATCCCAACCCCAGTTATTCGCCCCGTTCACCAAAAACCACTTAAGCGCCTCAGCGCTATCAAGACGCTGCCCTTCGGTAAAACGGAGCAATGCCTTGCCTAAGTCGTTTGATTGCGGCGAGAGCGTGCTAGATTGCGCATAAACGCGTGAACGGCTATCCAGTGCATATACAAAATAAATAGCGTCAAACTGGCTGTATTTACGGGCCTGTCCTACCATGCGGACGGTCGCCGCCGACTTGCTGCCGCGCTTAGTCTCAGCGGTATACAGTTTAGTACATTCACCCTTCCAGTTGATGAAGGCCTGCCATTGCTCCGGTGTTAGCATCTCTTTCAGTTCACGGCCTCGCAGGTGTTGGAACTCAAGAGGAACAGGGTTAGCTGGTTTGTTCTCGCGGTCAATGAGCGGCTTAAAGGAAGGTACACCATAACCGAGGTCTAGACGAATAACATCTTCTACTACCTGCAATACTTCCTTGTTAACCTGCCACTTAGTGGATTGCAATGCATTAACAGCCTTATAAACCGCTGGCATTTGCTTTTTAGTCAGCTTACGGACGTGCTCACGGTTACCTTTTACTAGACGGATGCGACTTGCCACCTTCTCGGTGTGAAAGCCACCATTAAACGGAGAAACCCACGGACGCGGAGGAATAACGCAAGGTGCATAGGCTGGACTCAGCTGAGCTACGTGCTCTTTAAATGCAGTTATCCATTCACCCACGTGTTCGCTAGTCTGTAAGTAGTAAACGCCATGCTTGCCACCATTAGTGCGCAAGGTGCGAAGAAAGACAGGCTGACCATTGAAGAATACACTATTTTCCAGTATTTCTAGCAAGGTCATACCAATTTGTAGCAAGGTATCTTTAGGCCACGCCTCCCAGCGAGAGAAATCAGCGTCACGGTCAGCTACTGACTTCTCAGCCACGACCGCTACGTTGTGCGCATGGCGATATGATTTAGTCTTACTTGCCTTAAGTGACTTCTTAACTTTCTCAAAGTATTTGGCGGCGTGACCTTCCAGCTTGCTAAAACGTACTTGGTCCTCAATGCGGTCAGCTACATTCATGGCTATAGCCTGCAAGGTTACATCCGTGTTCAGCATATCCATAACGATTTTCATAGTGATATATGCTGCCACTTCGTTTTCTACGCAGTTAATGAAAGCTAATGCACGCGGTGCACGGCCTCTTTTACCTTCATACTCTTCCTTGTATGCCTGAATACCTTCAGCCATTGGCGCGATTAACTCGGACAATAAGCGGCGATTCCATGCCGTGTCTGATTCGTTACCGGATGCAATCTGGCGTTGTTGGTCCGCTTCAAAGCGACGGATACCGCCGTTAAACATTTCTTCTTCAAGTTGAAGTTGAATAGCGTGTAGGTCTTGCATCTTGTTTACTCCTAGTGAAAAGAAACCTTAATAGGTGACACCTAAGAAGATGCCACCGATAAGGTTACTTAGTTAATTCTTCTACTGCCTCAGAGATTAAGGGCCATGCTTCATGGCCTTCGCCGTAGCCTAGCTTAACCAGTTCGCGGCGTGCCTTGTTAACTGCTGTTTTCTTCGTTGCCTCCTCAGCGCTTAAACCTAAGCGAGCATAGAAGCAGGAAGATTTGAATTGCGGCAGCATAGGCGCGGCTGCTTTCTTGCTTTCGCGTGCGCTGCTTAAGGAGGCAATGCGGTCATTAGCTGCCTGTAATTGCTCGGTCAGTGCTTTAATTTGTGCCAGAAGGCCAGCAATAGCGGTACTCTCGGTGTTAGCCGTGTTATCCCGTGGCGCTGCCTTTGTGTCTTCCTGCTTGCTTTTGTCTTCCCACGGTGCGGATTCGTCGTTACCAGACTCACTTGCTGGCGGCACACTTTGTAATTCCTCTTTCGCCTTCTCTAATATGAAATCCTCAAAGGTTGCATGTCCTTGCATAGTTTCTGCGGCCTCAGTCGCGTTCTCCTGCGGTTTTACCGACTCAACCTTAGATTGTACCGTCTCGGCCTTTGTCTCTTTCTTAGGATCAATCAGGGCGTTTACGGCGTTAGTGTCCAGCTTGCCCTCTGCGGCGAGTTCTGCGGCCTTCTCCATGATCATATTTTCATCAGCGAAAGGAACAAGCGCCAGCATTACACGCATAGCCACACCTTTAAAGCGTTCGTCTCCTTCAAAGACACGGGCTACACTCATCAGCTTGTAGCATTGTGCTTTCTTGATGCCAAACTCTGATTCTACATAAGCTAAAAAGTCTTTTTGACCTTCGAAATCACCGCGTAATTCATTCAGACAAGCGCCAACTTTGATGTAAGAAGTGCCGATATTGTCTAAGTGCTGCTTGATTTCAGCGGTTGCAGCTTCACGAACAGACAGGAGGGTGTTTTCAGTAGTCATAATAGTCACCTTATATAGTGTAAGTAAATATCACATAGCCCACTCAGGTAGGCTATAGGCTAGTTACTTGATGTAATGCCACGTTTCTATAAATGCATCTTTGCTAATGGCGCATTCCGTGCCGTTAGGTGCAATGTATTCTACAAGCCCACCTCTTACACAAAGGTAATTACCGCCTTCCTTTCTTAGTTTGCGTTTAGCTTTATCAAATAAGAACTCACGGTAAAGGTGATAGGAGCACCAGCTTAAGCCAATAAGAGCAAATGCCATAATGATGCTATCTAAATCCATAGTCTTAACTCCTAGTAAGTGAAAGTTTAATCAGGCGCTACCGTAGCAACGCCTTGTTAAGCCTTCTCTTATAGTGTCAGCTAAATAGTTTGTATGTAGTGCCTAGTACTTCCTCACGAATTTGTGCGAATCGTAGGGAACACTTCAGGGTTACACCGTCTGAAAAGATAAAGTTGTATAGCTTTTCCATCTTATTCTTCCTCTTCTTCTTCTTCTAAATATTCGGCGGAGTTGATGTATTCAACAATCATATACTGAACACGTTCCCATAGATCAATTGTGAGTTGCTCATAGATACGGGCTTGCAATACTACCGTTACATCCTTAGTGTCTGGCATCAGGCCGGAGTCTTCGAAGAAATGATCAATTCCTTCACTCGCCATCACGGAGAAGATGTCAGCATAATAGATTGGTACAGCACTATCCGCCACATCATGGATTGCATCATGTGCGTTATCAATACAATCAATAGCATCATTCCAGATACGTTCAACTAATGCAGCATGAGCGTTGTTGTAAACCTGAGAGTAAGTCATATTAGACATAGCCATGTTATTAATCCTCATTTAGTTAGTTAGGTTACATTATAGGGTACTCAAAAGAATACCCTAGGTTTAACCTATCCAGACTAAGAAGCTACCATCTAAATTGTTAAAGAGCTTGGTTTGCGCCTTGATAGGCTGACTAGTGCCAGCCTTTACTTTAAATCAGTGAGAAACAGCCATACCACTCTTTGAAGCTAGATTGGTTTTCCAGTGGTAATATTTCAAGTTTACCATTGACCATACGTTCTACACAAATTAAACCTTTCATGATAATTACCTTAGTTAGTTAGTTAGCCTATCAAGACACAAACCGTATTGTTAAAGAGCGGGATGTTTAAAGACGTCGCCGCCTTGATGCTTAATGTAACCTTGTATGCCGTGGCTGTCAACAGTTAATTTAGAGATTTGTCGTGATTACTTCATCGTAATCGTAATCTTCACTGCCTAGATACTCAGTAATGACTTGGTTGTCATACTCAGATACTAAGGTAACTCGGTGATATTCAGTGTCGTAATCTATCAAATAGTGATACACATCAACGCCTACACCAGCTTGCATCATATCATCACGGAAGCGAATAGCTTCGCTAGCTGATTCAAAGAATACCTCATGTTGATACATTATTTACCCTCCCTCAACTCATCTATCATGTTACGGTATTGATTAACTGTATCGGTCCAACCTTCGTTAAGAAAGCGGTGATACAAGGCTAACTCATCGTCTGTAAGCAATTCGTTGTTACGAATCATGTAGCACAACAGAGTGAAGAGAACGGATAGTTCACGGTTGTTTAATGTCATAGTTAATCCCTCATTCAATAAGTAATTAACCACGGCATACATAGGTTACACTAAGCAAATTGTTAAAGAGCAATGTAAGCGCTAGTCTCTTCGTATGCCTTACTAGCTGGCTACTAGGTGCCTCAGCACCGCCTACGTGATGCATAGTATTACACTAAGATTATCTTGTCAACACTAAGTTACCATCACTAAGAATAAGATAGGTTGTCTAACGTGTTAGACTAAGGAAAAGCAATAGATATAGAGCTAGGATAGCTTAGGTTGACTAGGTTTCTGGTGTTCCTCCTACTGCATCTTATTACCATTCTCTTTCTTTAGCGGTCTACCGACCGCGACCTATTTGCATCTTATAGCTTTAGCTATGCAATCACTAAGAGAAGACACTAAGTCTGACTAAGGTACACTACTAAGCTGATACTAAGATAAGCACTAAGGTTATAACTAAGGTAGTCCACTAAGGCTAACCTAAGCTATCCATCAAGGAATAACCTAAGGTACACATCAGGCTACCGCAGCGACGAACGAAGTGAGGAGCAAAGGAACAGATAGCCCACCCACGCCCACCCTGTCAAACGCTCAGGAATGGCCCTAAAACGGCCCGTGTAAGCCCTAAGCGGTTGCACTAAGGCAATCACCTTGTCCAATACTAAGGCGTGCCCTAGCGCTTCCTAGGCGTTCCCTCCGCCTCCCTTGTACTAGACAAGGAGTACATCAGCCCTGCCCGTCGAAGACGGATTCCCTCAGGCCACCCTATGGGGGCAACCCGGCGAGGGCGAGGGCGAGACACCTCACACACGACCATATCAAAATTTTGACTTTGGTTAATCCTTGTACAGGACTAAGGATCTACTATTAAGCCTATAACGAAACCTATCAACAAGCATAGGCAACCTACTATTGCTTCCATAGGTATATACATAAGACCTCCATTGTAAATACACTAAGAGCAAACCTAGGTCTGCCCTTGTGTACACTAAGACATTAACCTGCTTACGCAGAAGATGCAGAAGGTTTCTTCATTGCACGACGTTGTACATCCTTGGCAACGGCATAAGCTTGCTTAGGGTCACGTCCTGATTGAATAAGCTCTTCTGTGTTCTGGCGTACAGCACTTTGCTTAACTGATTTGATTAATGGCATTCAACTTCCTACTACTTTGCAACCCAACCTTGAGCAGATGTACCAGATTCTTTAACGTACAATGTACTACCACCAGAACCATTGATATCAGTTACTAAAGAGCCTACAGGTGCACCTACGCCTAAAGTTGTAGGGTTGCCATTTAGTCCATAAACAATCACCGTACTAGAACCAACTCCTTGGTTATTCTGAGGTGCCTGTGTGCCATAGCAATCATTGCCAATGAGTTTAATATTGGAACAAGAAGAAGTAACACGAATACCAAGGCTTGGCTTGTTAGGGCTTTCTCCGTCTACTCCAATATTACCTTCTACTAGGATGTTGTTAGCCCCTGTGTCTATACTAATGAAGTGCCTACCTGCTTCAGCTGTAGATACTTCCTTCATATTATTGGCTTTAATCACTAGACCGCTAGCCTTGCAGTTTACATGAATACCATATTGCCCTAATTTAGAGAAGATATTACGACTAAGTATACCTTCTCCTGATAAACCAGTACCAATGAATGTAGTAGCATCAGACTCACCTAACCAAATCCCACTACCTCTTCCGTTTTCCCAAGTATTACCTTCGATGTGGTATTTTGTCCCAAAGCGTAAACCGATTAACCCTAAGCCACCAGAGCCTGTATTACCTTTTACAATTAAATTCTTACACCACCTTGCATCTACACCATAGGATATAT